AAATTGGTATAGATGTATCATCTCGTGTGCCAGTGTCTCTATAAAATCTCTTTTGGTTCTATATTTTTTTAACATTTCCAATTCAAATCTTTTGGGATTCTTATCTGGATAGGCACACACCTGCCCCATGGCCTGTTTTAACCATTTCTTGATTAATATCTTGTGAAAATTAGGCAATTGGTTATCAAACACTGCTCTATTGATATAACGAAACCAAAGATCTATGGCACGTCTGTTGGTAAGATAAGGACCTCGATGATTCAGTGTTTCCACCTGTATTTTACGTCTTAATTTAATTGCTCTTTTCCTTCTCATAAAAGCTCCTGCACTGTTGACTTTTTTGTCCATTGTGCTATACTGTAATTATCCAAAAAATGACAAACTCAAACACACCGCTTCGTAAGCTAGAATCCATGGAGGCTGCTCTCAAAATACTAGCCTATAATACTGGGGGTGTTTTCCAGAATTCTGGAGTGCATGATAAAGATTTTAAAACCATACAGAGTCTAGCAGATGCTCCTTATGCCTGGACCGAGAAGCAGGGCAGTCTGGCCATGATGTTCCTGAAGAGATACAAAACACTTGTGGATAAATTTGGGTTTGACACCAATGAATTAATAAACAATCCTCGTTATGATCAACCATTCAGGACAATCAGCTTTGAAAAGAGCATAGATACCTTTGCAGCCGAAGACGGTAGAGAAGTGTTAGAGATGCGATTCCCCTACAACGAAAAATTTATTGCATTGATAAGATGCCTCAAAAAGAAAACACAAGGATTGGTTCCCATGCTGTATGATGGCGAGACTAAAAAGTGGACCATGAACTACACTGACACAGTGGCCTACTATGCCACGCTGATTGCCGTGAGATATGATTTCAAAATACTCAACACAAAGATACTAGATGACTACAAAGAGATTGCACAAGAAAAGAAAAAATATCTACCTGTTATTGCTGACATAGATAACGATTCTATAAGATTAATCAATGCTTCCGAATCGCTGGTAGAATATTGGCAAGAACATTGTCAATCTCTATCATATATTCAACAGAGAGATCAATTAAAACAATTTAACATTTCTCATGCGAGAAATACTTCTACACCCGCAGCAACTCTAGCAGAAAAGATAGCTTATGCGTTGGATATTAATTTATATGTGGATAGAAAAGTTTATGATAAAAAAACATTGTTGGAAGCAGTTATAGAACTAAATGACTTGCCAGCACTGTGTCCGTTTAGTGGTGACGTACAATCTGGAGCAGAAATTATGTTGTTTCAGGACTGGTTACAAGCATTTGACTCAGTGGGCATATCGAGAGACACAATTTCTTTTGGTTTTGAATTTGATCCCCCGATTGACATTGGTGACCCAGAATTAGAACAATTTCCTTCTGCTAATTTTGTTTATGGTGCAGATAGTTCCATGACAGAACGAGCAAAGATATATGCTCTCTGGCAAGATCTGCACCAGTTAAGTATTAGCAATCGTAAAATTACTGCTGCAACTAAAATTATATTTGTTAGAAACAAAATACCACGAACTCTACTGAAATCTGGAATACTACCCAAAGTAGCATTCATGCTGCAGGATTATCCCACATGGCCCTTGTCTACCAACACCCTGGACAGATTGGTTGAAAGTTTGCCTAAAAGGTTGTATTATATGAGTCAGAAACCATCTGACACTGTACAATCTATATGAGCTCATGCAAACTGGTAATTAAAGACGAAGTAAACGTTAAATTTGAAAATCTTTCTCTAGAACACAGGAAGCATCTCAGCAATAAATTTAAATTTGAAATACCGTATGCTCGACATCTACCAGCAGTGAAACTGGGTAGATGGGATGGCAAAGTCAGTTTCTTTGGATTGGGTGGCAATACCTATCTAGCATTGGTGGGAGAAATATTACCCATACTGGAAAATGCAGGAGTGTATGTGGAATTAGAAGATCAACGAACACCACGCAATTTTGAATTTAAATTAATAGATGAAAATTATCTATCTGATATTAACTGGCCCAAGAATCATCCCTGTGCTGGACAAGCTATAACACTGAGAAATTATCAAGTGGAAACCATAAACAAATTCCTAGAGAATCCTCAATGTATTCAAGAGATTGCCACAGGAGCAGGCAAAACAATTGTCACAGCAGCTCTATGTAGATTGGTTGAAAATTATGGACGTACTTTAACTATTGTGCCAAACAAAAGTCTTGTTACACAAACAGAAGAAGATTTTTTGGCTTGTAATCTTGACGTAGGGGTATACTATGGAGATCGAAAAGAATTAGGCAGACATAACACAATTGCCACTTGGCAATCATTAAACGTATTGGAAAAGAAAAGCCGTGATGATGAAACCACAGCATTCCTCGAAGCCATAGAGAATATCAATACCATAATAGTGGATGAGGTACACATGGCCAAGGCTGATGTGTTAAAAAGAATGCTCACCGGTCCATTTGCCAAATGCGGCATACGTTGGGGACTCACAGGCACTGTGCCAAAAGCCGATTATGAATTCTATGGATTGAAATGCAGCATAGGAGAAGTGGCCAATAAGATAGCAGCCAAAGAATTACAAGACAAAGGTGTGTTGGCACAATGTAATGTGAATGTTCTACAAACGCAGGATCATCCAGAATTTAAAAATTATCAAGAAGAATTAAAATGGTTAACCACAGACGAAACTCGTATGTCGTGGATTGCAAAGACTATTGCAGATATTGCAACCACAGGCAATACAATGATTCTAGTGGATAGAATATCTGCTGGTGAATTGCTAGAAAAGAAGATACCAGACAGTGTGTTTATATCTGGATCCACAAAAAATACCGAAAGAAAAGAACATTACGATGAAGTTTCTATAGCACAACACAAAGTTATTATTGCCACCTATGGTGTGGCTTCCGTGGGTATTAATATTCCCAGAATTTTTAATCTAGTTTTAATTGAACCTGGCAAGAGCTTTGTGCGTGTGATACAGAGCATTGGTAGAGGTATAAGAAAAGCCGAAGACAAGGACCACGTTAACATATGGGATATAACTTCCAGTTGTAAGTTTGCAAAAAGACACCTCGGACAAAGAAAAAAATTTTACAAAGAAGCAAATTATCCTTTCAACATAGAAAAAATAGATTATGAAAACGATTTTAATAAGCGGGTGTAGTTATAGTGAAATTTTCTATTTAGAAAATATACAACAGTATATTAAAGAAAAATTTCAAGTTGATAGGGTAGTCAATATTAGTAGAATAGGTAGTTCTATATCTAGACAGATTAAAGCAGTAATCGAGTGGTTAGCAGTGTACGAAAAACCAGAATTAATAATTATTCCAATCACACATATAACAAGATATGACGAATCTATTAGAGAAAAATATGATGTGTGGAATACCTATGATGAAACTTTATGTGCATCTATGGATCCATTTAAAGATAATGATCATATGAATCGACAATTTAAATCTAGATTAAATATAGAACAAATTAATCAACTTATAAAATTAAAGACATTAGTCTACAACGATGTTGCAGCATTTAATAATTTCTTATCACAAATTATAATGTTCTCGGGATGGCTAAAAAGTAAAAATATTAATCATTTAATATTCGATATGTGTAATGAATTTAAAAAAAATGAGTATCCTAGAATAAGAAAACAAGAATTTTTATCCGAAAATAAAAATATAATAGATGTATTTAAATTTTGTGGTAATGATTTTATGTATAAAAGTCTAAGTCCAGAGCAACATGTGCAAGAAAAAATTGGCGATCTAGGGAAAAACTCACACCATTATGGTATAGAGAGTAATAAAAAATTGATTGATTATCTAAAATCTTATATAATGAATAATAAATTATGAAAATATTAACTTTAGAAAATAAGACCTACATACTAGAAAAAATACCAGAATATGTGGACGACAAGTTAAGATTTGCAGTGTTAGATAATTCTAATCCAGCAGACCCAGATTATTTCTTTATACCATTAATATTCTTAGAATCATTTAATGCTCCTGCAGCAGTGCTACAGATCGGGCCTTATAAAATTAAGATGCCGTTGGATTGGAAAATGATCATAGGAGATCCCGAACAGGGAGAATTACATGTGTTGCCATTGACCAGTTTAAATGACCGAGGATTCAATGCGTTTATTTTTAATCCTATATCGGATTCTAAACCCAGTTTTGCTGAAGTGGACATCGTGGACATATATCAAGAAGTTAAGTGGTATTTTCCAAAAATTAAATCGGGACAGATATTAGCAGTGCCGCTTACAGATGATGACAATCCTCCATGTGCTTATTTTGTTAAGGACATATCTAGACAATCAGAGTTCATGGATTACGGTTCGGTATGGTAAAAATAAAAGACAACGTGGTTCGTATGGAAGCACCAGTTATCTTGGTTCCAGATGAGCAAGACCGAGAGATACCTGTGTTGATGAATCGACACTATATTACATGGATCATGAAACATGCTAAAAAAAAGAAATTAAGCGTACAAGGTTATCAGTTAAAAGGCAAGAACATAGAAATAACTTTTAAAAATCCTAAGCATGCATCGATGTTTGCACTAACATGGAGAGAAGATGAGTGAAGAAAAGAAAAAAAAGTTTTTTGAATTAAGGAATGGCATGAAAGCCATAGACTTTCGTAACAAAGATTATTACGATAGAATAGACGATCATGAGAGATCCTTGTACAGTCCTTACATGATTATGCGTTATGCTTCTGCAGTATCGGGAGATAGATTCTATCAAGAACATTATGTGGAAATGATCAATGAGTTTGTTAATAAACATCTTTTTACATTGAGTGGCAAACATAAAAAACTTTGCTGGCAGTTGACTTCCATGTGTGGGGGATTAAAGCAACAGTTCCATCCGTGGATCAAGCCCATGAAGAAAACTCCCAACAAGTCTTTGCAGACTCTCATGGATATCTATCCCAACACTAAACAATCAGATCTAGAAACATTGGATAAACTCATAACCGACAGCGAACTAGAACAACTGCTAGAGGATCATGGAAAACAATCTTAACACCTGCACGTTTTGTGGCAAGAGTTTTACAAAAGAGAGAACTCTGCAGGTGCATGTGTGTGAGCCCAAACGTCGACATCTGCAAAAGAGTGAGAAGTGGGTGCAGAATGCTTTCATGGTGTTCCAAAGATTTTATGAGGTGCATCAGAACACTAACAAACCCAAGTCCTATGAAGACTTTTGCAAGAGTGCCTACTATAATGCTTTTGTAAAATTTGGCAGATATATCATGCATATCAATCCTCTGTATCCAGAAAAATATGTTGACTATGTGATACGTTCAAGAATTAAATTGGATCATTGGGCACGAGACGATCTCTACGAGGCTTATCTCATAGACACTCTCAAAACAGAACCGGTGGAAGCAGCTCTCACAAGATCTATACAAACCATGATGGATTGGGCAGAAGAACAAAATGTGCAATGGGCAGATTATTTTCGTTTGGTTAATACTCCGCGATCGGTGCAACACATACAAACTGGCAAATTATCTCCGTGGTTGGTGCTTGGTTGTTCGGCTGGCAAAAAAATGTTAAAATCATTTTCAGACGAACAATTACAAATGATACAAAGATTTATTAATCCGGAGTTTTGGTCAAACAGATTTAAAACCAATATGGCAGATGCTCTGTTTGTACAGGAGACAGCACGGGAGGCCAAAATTGAGTAATAAAATTAAAGTGGAAGAAGGCATAGACGTGGCCGATGGAGATTG